CCCAAAGAGAAGGACAGGGGTAAGTAGTACTGTCCTTTAGTCTCATTTTTGAGACTATTTCTTGGATTTCTCAGTTTTTACCCTGTCTTCTTCTCTTTCTTTTGCAAGTTTTAACCACATCATTTTTATTTCATTATTTTCAGCTTTGAGCGCGTTTGAAACCGCAATTATTTCTAGTGGGTCAATTTTTAATGCCTGGGCTAATCTTATTGCGTTTTTTTCCGATAATCCTTGGCCTTTTTGAATTTTTGACCACGCCTGTCTTTCCATCCCAATAAAAGCCATTGATTTGTAATAGCTTTCTAGGTTGTATTTTTCTTTTAATTCTTCGATGTAATCAGCGATTGTTTTCATGGTTCTAGTGTAATTCTTTTAATTACATCACATATGTAATTTGAATAATTACATGTAGGTTGACTAATTACATGTTTTTATGTAATTTATCGACCTACATCATTCATTGAGGCAAACGATGACTACTAAATTATTCAACTATGGCGGTTTTGCCCAGTGTCGGCGTTTTACCGCTCTTTATTACTCGCCGACACGCCTTTTTTTATGATCGATTGGTTTCGTGGCGAAGTGGATTTTCTTCATGACCCGATTCCAGCGGGTAGGGTGCTTTCAATTGATTCTGATGGAACTATTGATTGGGAATGCGTTAAATCCATTGATTGCCGTTCAAGTCATGAAACCAGTTTAAAAATTAAATCAACCGGCGGCAATGGGGAAGGGCGCGCCACTTCATTAATGATCGATGGAAACCTCTGTAAATTCCTGCAAGGTCACAATGTCTTTGGCTCTCGCGACCTCAACACCTTATTACTTTTGTCTTTCCGCAAAATCTACGAACTGCATTTTGACCATTTAAGCGGTTGTTCTTCACCTGTTTTGACTGAACAAAAAATTAAAAACGGTGATTACAAAGTGAAGATGATCGACATCAATCAGCTTTACGACGTTGGCAATGATCAAAGTGTCGAAAGCTGGCTACATGCCGCGCATATGCGCGCCCAATCCCGACATGGTCGCAGTTCACGCGACAAAGGCACGGTTTATCTTGGCAAAACTTCCCGCCGTTGGGCATTTAAGTTTTACAACAAATTGCGAGAAATGACCGCCAAAGGCAAAACCCACTTATTACCGGATACCCTTCAAAACTTGGGCTTAGAACAATTTATTGAAGGCAAGCTACGCGCTGAACTGCGTATTTTTTCAAAGGAACTTGAAAAATATGGACTAACCCACGGCTACCAATTAACCCCTGTCGTGCTGGATGAACTTTTTAATACTTATTTGGGGAAAATTAACATGACCACACAAGCCACCCTGATTGACGAACAGCTTTTAAACATGCCTTCAAAGCTTCGCGGAACTTATACCCTTTGGAAACAAGGCATTCATCTTCGTGACATGCTTTCAAAACCAACTTTTTTCAGACATAGAAAAGACTTACTCGAATTCGGTATCGACATCAATTCAACTTGCTTGACGCCTGAACACAACAACGTTGTGCCTTTGATGCGCATCATCGAAGCAAAACCCGTTGAAATACCGTCTTGGGCTTACGAACTCGGCTTGGTGGCTGCTTAACATGTTGCTAACACCTGCTCAAAAAATCCGGCTTAACTCTGAATTACTCATGCAATCCGCAGATAAAAGCCACCTCGAACCACCCGCCCCGCGTTTGTACTATGCCCGGGTCGATTGGGAAAAAGTCCGCGAAACTAGCAGGCCGCGTTTGACTGCATCACTCCTATATATACCACCTCAAGCCCTGCACCCATTTTTTAAATCTGAGGATACCGTTTAATGAAAATCTTACTTGCTGCTGTTTTTAACAACACGGGTTTATCAAAAGCTAACCAAACGCCTTATTCAATACCCCGTGCGGTCGTTCTTACACCATTTCAGGATGTTGATAATAAAAACTTTCAATCGCATGGAGCCGGTTTTTCTCCCGTTGAATTGGGTGTTTCTACTGCTTTCTATCCTCACTTAAAAACCTCTTTTGATCGTGAATTCATCGATTTACCTGTCTATTTTGATGTCGAAACGGCACTGGATAGGGAAGGTCGCAACATAATCACCGGCTTTTCACGCAATACGGATGTTCATGCGGTTATTGCTGACGAACCCGAAAAGCCTACCGGTGGCCTATTCGGCAACGCCAAACAGGTCAAATAAAAATGGCTTCACAATACCTCGGCTATTGCTACACAACTCTAACTGAAGCTGCTAATGCTTATCTTGCACAAGGCATATTTCAAGTGACCACGTCAGGTATTGTTACCCCGATTTCTATTACCCCCGTTGCAAGCTCCACCACGCTAGCAACGCTTATTGTTCGCAATAAGCCAATTAGTACCGCTACTTTTACAGACTATTCAACCACTGTATTTTTTCCAACTTGTACAACTCCTGGCGCTATGCCTGGGGTTGCCACCGATTTCATAACAGGACTAACGACCACTTTAAATACGTTTTTCCTGTTTGATGCCCCCCTGTTCGACTCTATTGTTGGTCAGGTTCTCGCAGTTATGGCCGTCGGTTTATCCACGGGCATTATTGTAAAACTACTGAAGCGTTAAGCTTTATTTTACTTTTTATTAATTATTTTTATAGGTATTAACATGAACAAATTCTACAAATCTCGTACTGGTAAAGTTGTCGTTGTTGCTGCTGGTTCTTTAGCTGCTTCTTCTGCTTTTGCTGATACTGCCGCCACTATCAACACTGCCTTTTCTGGTGCTGGTGCAAACGTGCAATTGGCCGTTGCTGGTGTAATTACGCTGGTTGCAATCATTACGGGTGTTTCTTTGATTGTTTCTTTGTTACGTAAATAAGCAACAAACAAATGTTTTTCACTCTGCTTTTAGCTTCTGTTTACCTTTTTACGTTTATAGCGAGTTTTCAAGCGGGTTCTGCATAAAATCGGCGGGGGTTGATCGTCCCGCCAATTTTCCAAGTATTGGCTTATGAAACTACTATTTTTAGCTTTTTCAATTTTTACCACTGCCGCTTTCGCTTCTTGCCCCGCTGGTTATTATCCTGACGGTTTCGGCGGTTGCGGCAATCATGATTGCCCACCCGACCAAACCCGCGTTAATTATTCTGACAGTTGTCAGTTGATACCGCCTACACCACCTACATGCACCGCTCCGCAAGTTTACGACTCGTTGTCTAATTCTTGCATCACGCTTCCTACTTGCCCCGCTGAAAAAGTTTACAACACCCTAACAAATCTTTGTGATTGGGCTTACGTGCCTGTTTGCTCAGGTTCTACGCCTATTTATGACACCATTACCAATACGTGTATGACGCAGGAAGCCGCCAATTATCCCACCTGTACCGGCTCACAAACACCCGCACTTGATAACTGCGCACCCGTTGAAACGACAAACGCTTTTAGCTCCATTGTTAACAATACCGCCGCGACCGCCAATTTATTACAATCCATCAGAAACCGGCTTTTCAGTGATGCTTCACAAAGCCTTTTAGGTCAAATTAATAACGGTGTTGAATATCTACGTCAACAAACACACACGGATTTAACCGGCTTACTCAATGGCTTTTCAGCCTTGGCACAACATAGCGATTTCACCCGGGCAAACGAGACTTTAGACTCGATTGCCGGTTATCTGCTCGGCTTTAAAAACGATGGCATTAAAACGACCACACCCACACCCGGTCAAGGTGACCCAGCTTGTGACCCTACGGCCTTATCCGGTCATTTCGGTGTGTTAGGTTTGCCCGCTTGTGCTGACTACGAAGGCCACGCCCCAATACCTAGCACGGTCGACAACTCGGTCACGAATAATTATTACGGTGATGGTTCAGGGCAGGGTGGTTCACCCCCTGATTACTCTAACCAAATCCTAGGCTTAAACTCGTTGTTAGATAATATTTACGCTAATTCAAACGATACAAAAGCATTTTTAAGGGATGTTCCACAAACCTGTACACCGCTACTTGATGAGCTTGGCAACCCTGTTTTAGATTCCAAAGGCTTCCCAATCCAAAATTGTGTCGGCGGTGTCAAAGTGCCTGGCACTTTTACAACGGGCACATTTGACCTGGCTACACAACAAGCCGCGCTTGTTACCTCCAAAACAGCATTTCAAACCGCCTTTAATGGGGTAAAAACCGAAATAACCGGCCTTGTCTCTTTCGGTTCCATGTCTGCCGGTTCATTCGAACCCATACACATCATGGATATTTACGGCACTTCCATTGATGTTAACTCAACCTATCTACTGCCATTTTTTACTTACCTGGGCGCAATTATTTATTTTCTTGCTTTGTTCCGTTCCGTTGAAATTATTTTAGGTTAAACATATGGATTCCCTAGTTACTATCTACAACACCATTGTTACTTTTTTCGATTCTATCGGCGCATTCCTTAGCAATGGTATTTATGACCTATTTAAACAGTTTGCTGCTTGGTTCCTGGTCACGGCCACCATTGAATTCATTCAATTTAAGATCTGGTTTATGCAGTTCTCGTGGGATGTTGCCAAAGACATCATTACCGGCTTTGGCTTTACAGAGAAATTGAACCTCGCTATCGCTTCTTTTGATGCGCGGCTTTCTTACTTCTTGACGGCTTGCCGTATCCCTGAATCCGTTAACATTGT